TCGGCGCAAGCGATCTGCCAGTTCGTTCATGTACTGAAACAGGAACTCCCGCGTTCCCAAGGTGCGGTCGCTTTCCTCTAGACATAGAGCGCCGCCCGTCCCCGCGTCCCCAAGGTGCGGTAGCTTACGGTGTACGCCCGTCCCCGCGTCCCCAAGGTGCGGTAGCTGCCTGTTCACTCCTCGCCCCGCGTCCCCAAGGTGCGGTAGCTTCACTGAGCACCATCCTGAGCCAATCCAGATACATTGTCCCCATACCCACCATCCTGCAATCTTCGCATCGTAAAACTCCGGGTCAACTTTCATCTGTTCGCGAAACTCTTCTTGAGAGCACAGCCATAAGTGCCGAGCGTGCTGGTCCGCTTCGTTCACCGGCCAGTCGGCAGCGTCGGCCACAGCATCAGGATCATGCTGTAACGCACGCCAAAAGTTTGCAACCATGCAGTCAAGATCGTTGACTGTCTCAATACCGGCGTCAGTTGGCCTACCTAACAGGACCGCTCCAGAACCAAAGAACGGCTCGACGTAGTTCTGCACATCGCCGAATCGTTCCCAGACAATATCCGATACCTTACTCTTTCCGCCGAACCAAGGAAACGGTGCTTTAAGCGTCATGATCTTTCCTTTCGATGTGTGGTTTGGTCCCGTGCTGGTGCATAGCTACGATATGGCACCAATAGCAGCCGCCGAGTAACGTGTTGCCGGCCGCTTCCGTCCAACCGAATCGGAGTTTCCCGTGAAGGTGGACAAGGTGCCAGCGCTCAAAGATGCTTCCCTTGCTTGGCAGGACCCCGAAGATATGCTTCGGATGCAACGGCTTTCCATCTTCGTCTCGCAATTCGCACTGGCCGCCGCATCGTTCATAAACCCGGTTGCGTTCGGTTTCCTTTTCCGCATTGGTAGGTTGCCCCTTGCGCACTCCTGGCCGTTTCTTGCGTACTGGCGTGTAGCGTTTCAGTGGAGTCCTGCGATGAATCATGCCGCCACTTCTTTCTGGCTTACACCTAACAGCAATCGGCGCGCTTCATCGCTCTGGCAGAGTGACACTTGAACTATGTAGCGGTTGAGGAGCGTTTTTTGCTTCACGGATAGTTCGTACCGTTGAGCATAGGCGTCCATGACAGCATCAGACGGCCTTCCGCTCCCCGGCGTCTTTGGTTTTCTTTTTATCGGCATCTTTCCCTTTCCATACGTTCACTTTCAGGTAGCTGGTTATGGCGGTCAACTGCCGTTGGATGAGGTTCAAATCAACATCAGGACGCTCACGCATAGTAGTCCTGCCCTTCATACTCAATTTCCGCGTCTGCTTCAAAGCAAAGGTTCTGCACGTTGAAGTTTCCTTTCGTTGATCCTGTTGATCCGCCAGTACGGAGCTTCGCAAGGTTGAGTTCCGATGTGCGCGACATACGCTTTGTTTCCCCGTCGATTGCCCGATGGATAATGAGCGCCGCAAAAGCGTCTTCCCACGCGTTGCTTGAGCCCTTCACGTCATCAGGAGCGGGCGCCTTGTCTGCAAACTCGCGAGCGACCTTCCGAAGCTGGCGCAGGACGACGACTGCGCTATTCGTTTCTTTGATCATGTCGCGGATGGCGGCCGATGTGAGGTTGTCGCGCTCGATCGGATCTTCTCCGTGTCCTGATCCTTTTACCATTCCAAAGTGGTCCAGTCCAAAGAGAACTTCCTGTCCGTCCTTCGATTCGCGCTTGATAGCCCAGCAAATCTGCTCACGGTCCATCTTCTGGTCGTAAATGCTGAGCAGGTGACTGCACTCCGCAAGCCTCTCCATGCCCTCGTGGATAAGCATGTTCTGCTCGGGCGTCTGCATCCATGCGTTGTTGACGACGCGATTCGGGACGTTGACGAAGTACGGAACCAGGTCACGAAGGATTGACTCTTTCTTCTTTTCGAGCGAGAACAGGACACACTTGCGACCCAACTTGAGATTGTGAGCAATGCTCATGACAGCCCAGGGCGTTTTCCCAACGTTCGGCCTAGCGCAGATGAGCGTGATGTTTGCTTGCCTGTAGCCTCCCCCTGTCTTCGCGTCGAACCACGCATTCCCTGATGGGATGCACGGGCTGGTTCGTGTCTGGTACTCGCGGTCAATATCTGCCAGCGTGTCAACGATGAACGTGCTTGCCAGAGCGCTCCCTGATTGCATCGCTGGCTCTACCAGCTTCTCAATCTTGCCGGCCATGTCCGCGGCAACTTCCAGCGCCGTTTCGCTTTGGTCCTGAGCACGCTGGATTGTTTCGCTTGACAGGACTATCAAACCCCGGAGCATCGACTTGTCTTTGACAATCTTGATGTACTCGTCAATCACCGGGCGCCGCGGCAAGCCTTCAGTGAGCGCCGCCACATATGCAACGCCACCTACCGATTCAGTTTCGTGAGTCCTGACGAGCTCGTTGGCCAGCGTCACAATATCGATCGCTGAGTTTGCATCCGCAAGCCTATTCATCGCCGAACCGATGCGCCGGTGCGAGTCAAGGCTAAAGTCCGCAGGACGCAAACGAATTGCAATCTCTGGCCATGCGGCGTTATCAAGCAAGCACGCCCCAAGCAAGGTGCGCTCTGCGTCAACATTGCATGGCAGCATGGAATCAAGTGTGAGGTCCACTTTCACTCTGGCCTCGTCCCATCCCGGTAGACCTTCGGAATCCCGCAAGCGGCCAAGAACTGCGCTGGCGTGGGCATTCTCTTCAGCGTTTCATCCTGGCTCAGGACCCGATAAGCCGTATCCATGTCCTGATCTGTCCGATGTCCTACCCGCTCCTCGTAGAGCGAGAGCAACTCCTCATCGGCTGTCACGCCAAAGATGCGCGCCAGTTTCGCCACAATGCCTCTCAGGTGCCTTTGCGGGTGCCGGATGGACCGGATGGCCACCAGAAGCGTACCGAAGTCAGGACACGCGGTTTCCCGGTCACGACGGGGGCTCTCTGCGATCTTGGCGATGGTGGAGAGCACGTCCTCAAACGGTTCCTTCAATAGTCCTTCCGAAAAGGCTGTCAGCGTCGCTTGGCTGTACTCTCCGCCCCTCATCAATGCCAGTGTCCCGAGGGCGACTATGATCTGCTGCTTGGGAGACAGCGGCTCTGACTGCGTCAACTGTCCGGTCTGCTTTCGTACCAATCTGCTTTCCATTGCTTGCTCCATTCGGTTTCTGCCACTCGGCAGGATCATCAAAGTAGGATTCACGGTTGAACCATGTTGCGGGGTGAGGGCGGAAGTCTTCGGGTCCTGGCGGCTTTTGGCCTGCTGGCGACCGCGCGTACTCCACGGCCTTCTTATATAGGAATCTGCGAGCCTCTAATGCACTCATGCGACCGTCATCAGGCTTTCCACCGCTCAGCCTCTCAACAGCCTTATGGATAGCCTTCTGCGCGGCGGCGGGGGCAACATGCCGCGAATAGGCAAGATATATCGCTCGTTCCTGCTCTTGCTCGGTCACTATCCCCTCCTGAATTCATCGCGGTCAGGGCATGTAACGAAGTGAGCGACGGCAGGACTCGAACCCTTCTCCATGAGGTTGAAAGGCATCTTCTTGCCCTTTGGCGTGAACCACCATTCGACCTCAGCATTGCATCCACGGCACCGCGCATGGTTATCAAACCGATAGCCGGCCAATTTCAAAGCATCAAAATCTTGCGGAAATGGCATCCTGTTCCCTCCTTCAAGGGGTCGGGAGCGGCAGTGAAGGACTACCGCCCCCTGACCAGAGGAGCAACCCTCTGGGTGAGGTCCGTTGCTGGCGCGCGGGACTTATTAAAGGTAATTCGCGCCAGTTCGGGAGTCAATAAAAATCAGTTGAAAGTCTGTCAAGGTGACTGTCTTGATTCGTTTTAGTCCTGAACCAAGATCGCCGTTGAGTAGTCCATTTCCCACATCTGGACTGATTCGTTGGCCTCATTGAAGGCTTTCAGCGCCGCTTCGAGTTCTTCGATGCCGTTTAGATCCGAAGTGTCGGCATCGTCCCACATGTTGTCCAAAAGGTTGCAGGTTATATCCTCAAGGTAAACTTTTGGTAGATGCGAATCCTGACACGCCCACACATACTCTGGTTCCTGGCCTTCAAGAAACTGGTCGACAGCATCCTCGACGGAATCGTAATACCGATCGCCGCAGAAGACATGCTCACCGGCGTAATCGGAAGCCTTGATCTTAGTTGCTTTCTCGAAGCGTTCGGCCTCCTTCACCGCTTCTTTTTCGCGCCATTCCTTCTCCTGGCACTCATCGCACTTGCGCTGGAAATACCCCTGCTTAATCTTCTTCCCGCAAGCGCATAGACGCTCACCGTGGCACCAGTTGGCCTGATCCTCCGTCGCGTATACCGTGCGACAAACAGA